CTAAATAACGAAACAAATAAAGTTAGGGTTGATTCTATATTAGAATCATTCTTTGCCGGATGTAGAAAATATGATTTATATGAATTGGCGAAGAAATATTATATGATTAATCCTAATGATTTATATCAGTTACAACAAGCGATTACATCAAAAGAATTGACAAGTGAACAAATTCAGTTTGCTAAAAATACAATTCAAACAGGATATCAATCACCGACAGGTGCTGATGAAACTATTGTAGTTCCATTTGATACAAAATATTTTGACAAATATTTAAATTTTGGACTTTATTTTGGAAATGATTTTCCAACTGTCAATGGTCAAAATTACACTGTGGAATATACTAGATATACATCTGAATATAATAGAAATGTTTATAACACTAACTCAAAAAATAAAAATCCTGAACAAACAAATAACTTCTTTGATTCTGTTGTAATACCTAACTATTCGGTAATGACTGCATTTACTGATGATATAGCATATCAGTTAACACAGAATAAAGAAGGGAATCTTACAATAGTATTTGACGCGAGTTGTTCTGCACCTGCAAGTAAAGGATATAATTTGGAGTTATCGAAAAGAAGAATTGAATCAACAATTTTATTTTTTACCGAAAATCCTAAATTAAAACCGTTTATTGATAGTGGAAGATTAATTGTTAATTCAGTTAACAATCGTGCATTAGGGGAAACAACCACGTCTAACCCCAAAGTTTATAAAATGGGAAATACTACTGCGTCAACTATTGATGTGAACGCATTTTCGGCAGGACAAACTATTAATTGCACAGACAATGATGTAAAAGCGGTTGGTGGAGATACAACAGTTGGTAGTAATGATGTTTTCACATACAATGCGATGGCGTGTAGAAGAACATATATTAATTCAATTGTTAGCACGTTATCAACAACACAACCCAAACCTCAAGAATTAGTTCCACAATATGCTGATGTGTTGGTTGGTAATGTTGTGACTCAAACAAAACAAGTTCCTGTTGTTGAGGAGAATTATGTTTTGAAAAATAATATAACAAAAAGAGTATTAAGAGCCTTATTATCTGAATGTGATTATTTTGAAACCATTAAAGAGGAAACCCCTATGGTTTTCGATAATTTGAAAGATAAGTTGAAATTTTTTCACCCATCTTTTCACTCTACAACACCTGAAGGTTTAAATAGTAGGTTGACATTTTTACAACAATGTATGAGACCCGGTGATACTATTCCGACAATTAAAGATATTAATGGTAAATCTGAATTACAATATAATAATGCAATTAACACTGCGTTTGGAACTCCACCTGTATTAGTGTTGAGGGTTGGAGATTTCTATAATACTAAAATTATCCCAACATCGTTAAACATAACGTATGAAGAATTGGATTTAAACCCTGAAGGTATAGGAGTTCAACCTATGATTGCCAATATTACAATGGGATTTAATTTCGTTGGGGGTAGTGGTTTAAAAAGTTCAATAGATAGGTTACAAAATGCGTTAACATTTAATTTCTATGCGAACACTGAAATGTGGGATGATAGAGCAGATGTTACTGATGATAGTTACAAAGTGCTTGACACAGAGTTTCTTAATGCGATTGGAAACCCACCACCACCTACAATTAACCAAACGACCCCAAATCCGGGACAGACAAACAACACCACAATTGGAACAGTTCTTACTACCACTATAAATGAGTATGAGACAGGAACAATATCATATTCGGATTATATGACAAGATTTAAAACTGATACTCAAACTTATTTCCAAACTGTGGTTAATAAGTTAAGAGAAAGTGTGAATCAATATAATAATGCGGTTCGTCAAGAATGGATTATTAATAGAAATTATACAAGGGGTAACTTTAATGCCAATGGTGCTGAAGTTGTGTTATTTGGTAAACCTGAAAATATTGGGACAAGATTTGATGCGATAACATCTGAGTATGTTAAAAATATTAAAGATGGTAATGACCAGTTCATTAGTTTTATGTCAGGAACAAGTAAGGCATTCAGCACTAAAGTTATTAGACAATTGACAGATAATCTTATTAATTATGTTAATAACAAAAAAGGTAGTTTCCAAAATGGATTGACAACGATTACACAAAGTTTGGTGAATAACGAACAATTATATTTACAGACTATTGGTAGAATTAATACAATAACATACGACAGTAAGGTTAATGTTGGAACCGATGGATTCCAAGAACCAAACGGTAATGTAAAAATATTGATAACTAGTGGAACAACAGAAGTTGATGCAAGTTCACAAAATGTTGCAGACACACTTTCAGAGTTGATTGAGGATGTAAAGAAAGTAATTGTAGATATTAACACCTTCCAAACTTTGACACAAACAGAAACTAGTTTCGTATATAGTGTTGATAAACAAAATTACTCTGGTAAATTAGTTTATGAAGTTGCTGCTGTAGGTGGTAAAACAACCGAATTGACAGTTGAAGAAGTATTCAAACCATTCAGTCGAAAAACTAAAAATTTAGGGGTTGGGTTAAATATTTCATTACAAGATAGTAGAGTATTTAGAAGAGCATATATGTTATTATCAGATGACATAATGGATGACAAAAAATATCAATCTTTTAAAAACGCATTGATAGGTAATATTATAAATAATCCATCATTGTTGGGTAATGGGTCAACGGATGTTGAAAAAGTATTCGACGCTTATTGGTTGGAACATGCAAAACCAATATTCAATGATGAGACAAATATAACGAAAGAATTTATTGATTACATGGAAAAAAATGTGTTGAAAAACTATATAAATTATACACCATATACAACCAAGAAAAGAGTATTTACATATACAACAGAAAACACTGCGGTTCCTGAAAAGATAGAATCACAAAAATTATTAATAAAAGGATTGGGTGCAACCCAAAATCAAAATACTGATTCAAATAAATGGAATGATACTCCTAGTGGTGGGGGAACGGGAGTATATGTATCTAAAGCAAAATTAAATTAATGGCGTTTCCATATTATAATCGATATAGTGAATTCTTAATAAATGGTGAGCAAACAGTAGTTCCATTTGTTCAGATACCTCAAAAGGTTACTGATAAAACATACATTTATAAAGTTGGTAAAAGTAGATTGGATAGAGTCTCCCAAGAATTTTATAATTCACCTGTATTTAACTGGTTGATATTGCAAGCAAATCCACAATTTGGTGGGTTAGAAAATAATATTTATGATGGTGCTATATTGATTATTCCTTTTCCTTTAATACCATCCTTACAAGATTATAAAGCAGCATTAGAAAACCATTTCTATTATTATGGCAGGTAACATTCAAGGGGACACAAGTGGAAATATATTGGTTGAGTTTGATTACAACAATTTAATTGTTGTTGACCCAAACAAAACTATTGATAACTTCGGTAATATCAAGGAAAGACTTGTTGACCACGAGAATATGGTAATGTTTGCAAACTTGGAAGCGGAAATGTTACCAAGAACAAAACTTGCCGTTGGAGGAACATCTCAAGATAGAATTAGAACAATATCTGTTGCCAAGATTAATTTTTTGAAACCAACAGAAAAAAATTACTTCACAAGTGGATATTATGATGAACTGACAGGTAATGATACTGTCAACATGAGGGGGCAAAATCAACCCGCTGAAAAAACATATAGTGATAGTGAGGGTAATCCTTATATAAGAAACACCGTCCAAGATGAAAATGGTGTTGTTGAAAATGGACTTTTGGGTATAACACAGATTAATATATCAACAAACAGTTCTTTTGTCCCATCAGTTAAAATTGAATTGGAAGATGTTCAGGGTAAAGCCTTATTCCAATTAGGTAACAATTCACCATATGCCGCGTTTTTTAACTTACCATACCCACAATTTTATTTAACATTAAAAGGTTATTATGGACAGGCGATAAGATACCAGTTAAATCTTGAAAAATTTAACGCAAGATTCAACGGACAAACAGGAAATTACCAAATAAGTTTAGAATTTAGAGGATATAAGTTCAATATACTCACTGAAGTTTCTATGGGACATTTGTTGGCAACTCCACACATGTATTCCCAAATCTTTACTGTTAATAGTAACCCACAACAGTTACAAACTACAAATACAACAACACAACAACAATCAGCGACAGAGGCTAAAATAGCTGGTGAAGCAGCAAATAGTCCAAACAGTTTGGTTACACAGATAACATCAGAAAGAGGTTATCAAAAAATTAGAGAAGTTTATAGTGATTATAAATCAAAAGGTTTGGTTCCAGCTGACCTTCCAGAACTAACTTTAGTTCAGTTGATGAATAAACTTGAAAATTTTGAAAACTTTATCATCAACTCATACCCAAAGGCCAATTTGGAACCTTTAACAAATATTAGAGACTATAAGAATGCTTTAAGTCAGTATTATGAAAGAGTAAGAGGAGGAGCCACTTCTTGGTTTAACGAGTTTTTGGATACCAAACCATTAGTATTAAAAGATAAAACTTTAGTTTTTGGTTTCAAAAAAAATTTGGACCAAACTGGAATTGATAATGCTAAAACCAAATTAGATACATTAGTAACAGAATACAATAATATATTAGCAAAAAACAAAACTTTAGGTAAGAATAGTCCGAATGAAATAAAAAATAGTATTACAGTCAAAACGATTCAGATAGACGTTCCTGAATCAGATATAGATTGGGTAGCAACTACGAGACAACAAACAGGAATACAACAACCAACACAAGGTGATGTGGATATTATAAAAAGAAATTATAATACACTTTATCTACCGGTAATAGAAACAACACAAAACCAATTAGTTAAACTGATATTACCAAGTTTTTATGTGTTTGAAGGAGATGGTCGGTTCAATAAAGAGATAACCTCAATGGAGGCTCAAGCAAACAAGAAGTTATCAGAATACGAAACGGCAATATCGGCTGATTTGGCAGATAGATTACAAAGTTCATCTTTAGGTTTAGGATTTAAACCGACAGTTAGAAACATAATTGGTGTTATTATGGCATCGGCAGAAGCATTCATAAGGTTATTGGATGAGGTTCATACCAATGCTTGGGATGTTCGGGATGACCCAGTAAGAAAATCAGCGATTTTAAATAACCCATCATCGGCACCTGGTTCAGATACAATCGACTTTTTGACTTTATCAGGAACACCTGTTTATCCTTGGCCGCAATTTTTTGTTGAGACACCGGAAGATAAGAAAGGTAGATTCCAATTAAAATATATTGCGGATCCCTCAGTTGTGAATTTAACTCAAGGTTATCTGTATGATAAGTGGCCTGAAGTTGAATTTGTTGAGGAGTTTATGAAAGGTCTCACCCAAAAATTTAATCCACCAGTTGCACCCCCACCGTTGGAATCCACACAGGATACAAATATAATTAACATCAATGCTATTGAATATCCCCAACTTGGATTGGCATATTTGAATAAGTCTGAAATTAAGTTTCTATATGAAATTTGGGAGAGACAATTTTTAACTTCACACTACAATGGACTTATACGTGCAAACTTGAGTCAAACGACACAACTAATCAATTTAATAACCGAGGCGGAAGTTAACAACATTGTTAAAAGTTTGGGAATAAGTTCTCCGTATTTAACATTCAAGTTAAAAAACTTTAATATAACGGCACAAAATTACCAAGATGTTCTTTTTAGTTCATCAAATGATGGAACGGGTAGGTCGTATCAGGATTTCATTCGTGATTTTTTTGTTACTCCATATATAAAAACAATAACAGAAAACTCATTTAGTATTCTCCCTACAACTGATTTGGGAAGAGTTCCTTTATATTCACCACAATCTCAAGCGTTACAAAGTTTGGTTAATTCACCAAACAATGAACCTATTTTATGTGATACATATCCGTTCACTAATTATAGTTGGGTTTCGAGTAATATGGCTGATTCAAAACAGAGTCAGTTATCCCAAGTTTACAATACGAATAGAACACTAAAAGTTTTTTCACCAAAGAACCTTATTGCCAATTTTACTGACGTATATAACTTTACTGAAAATAGACCAGTTACCAACTTCTCATACCTTAATGTTGGTCAGAACCCAACACAAGATGGTATTATAGATTTTGATACGTTCTATATAAATAGAATCAGTAATTACAATAACTTCATACCTACTGAAGGATTGATGACAAATTATTCCCCATCGAAAAAACTATTTTATGATAGTTCTGTTTCGATGTTGAACACTCCTTATTTTATAAACGCAATTCAAAATGGGGTATATAATCAAAGAAAGAAAGATTTATATCCTTATGTTCAGGCGGCATATTTGTTTATTAATTCATTACCGTTAGCGTCTCTTAAAGAAAAATATAAAACGTATAATGACGGAGCAACATCAAATTTAGATTATATTGCATCCGTATTTAAAAAATACGGAGCCATTCACAAAATGCCATATGCGTGGATTTTGAAGATGGGTTCCGTTTGGCATAGATACAAAAAATATAAAGAAACAGGTGTTGACATAATCGACAGTGCTTGGAAAAACTTCGACTTTTTAGAGAACTATAGTCCTGTTCAGAGTTCAACAACTCAAACATATAGTTTCGATTACTCTCAAAAACCTGTCAACATAACATTACAAAATGAAACAACAGATTCAATAACTTTAAATGTTGGATTTTATCCTAAAGTTATTAATGACTTTAATTACTTCTATAACGGATTTGATTTTTATAGTGGTTACACAAACGAAGAAATCCAAAGGAGTGTTAACTTGGGTCTAAAAGTATATAGTTACGGAACTTCAAACATATTTGGAGTTAACTATAATAATAAAACATTTGGAGAATCAACTTACTCGATATTAACTCCGAAACTATCAATTGTTTTGGAGGACCCAACGTGTAATCCGATAGATAACACAAAGAGCGGGGAATATTATATTGTCCCATCATTTGGAAGTAATGTGAATCAGTTAAATAGTGATGCGATTCAATCGGGAACTTTAGTTATTGACCCAATCAATAACTCGAACATTTATAACGGAACAATTAGGAGTTTATGGGCGGCACCAAATTATGGATACTTTGATAGTAATTCATTGGTCAAACCAACTCCTGAAGAATATATGAATAGTTTCTTTACTGGGTCAACAGAACAAACACCATTCAGATTATTAAACGAGGACAAATACTCAAAGATTGAAGAAATATTTTCAGTATTTGAAAAGAAAATTTTGGACCAGTTCGAAATAGAATTTTTGAATTTTACAAGAGCGGAAACCAATATCTACACTGGAGTTCAAATTGCAAGATTAAACCAATCTTTGGTTGATATAAATTCATCGTATAAAAATTTCCAAGCATTATTCAAAAGTTTGATGGTTGTAAATTCACAACCACAGAACAATCAATCAACAGAAAGTGAGTATTTCAAACAAATTTTTAATAACCAACTTTCTAACTTTGCAAATACAATAAAGAACTTTTTGCAATATGATGTCATATTGAGATATGGTAACCCCTCAAATTATAGAAGAAGAATTTTTGATTCATATCGGTCATATAATTCACAAACACAATATGTCACAAATCCAATACCATTTGAACCATATGTTCAAAATTCTCTACCATCATCAAATGGGACGACAACCTTGGCACAATCCAAATCAGCATATCCTGAGGCTTGGTTGACGTTAGAAACTGAAGTTGGATTCTCTACAATACCCGGATTTGAATATTCAAATACAGGTTCATATATAACTGACTTTTTTATAGATAACAACATCGAATTTTCAGAAGAAAATGTTGTGATTCTCGCTCCAATAATAAAAATGTATGCGACCCAAAAATCGCAGTATCAAAACTTTGGAGCCAGTCAGTTTAAAACACAACTAAATTCTTATTTGGAAGGTTCACAAAACCTACAAAACTATTTCCTAAACTCTGTATTATCAGGAGTGAAAGGTAAATTACCTGACCAACAACAATTACCTGAAAAGGCAATCGCGTCAGTAATCGATGGTCAACAAAGTAAGGTTGAAAACTATGAAGTTTTCAAAGCAATTAATGATAAGTGGATAGCAGGAAATAATTTTAACGAAAGAACTTTATTCGAAGATATTTTATTCTTGGATAGGGCTTCCCGAAATATAGGTGATACGATATTGATAGATATCTTTGATTTGAAGAATATGTTTTCTGAAAAATCTTTGAACCAAGCAATGAGTGTTTATACATTCATTTCAGGAATATTAATCAAAAATAATTTCACCGTGATGAATCTTCCTGCATATGTCAATTTCTATAATGTCCAAGATGCAGATGGAACAACAATTCCACAACCAGAAGGTTCATTAGATTTTGCAAATAATATGTGGGGAACATTCCTAAATGTTGACTACAGAAATAGTAGTCCGAAAATGGTATGTTTTTATGTTGGTAAACCTTCACAATATCTGGCCTTACCAAAGGGTAACTTTAGATTTAGAGATGATGCGTTTGAGATGAGGAGGGCATCTGAAAATCCTTTAATTGAGAATCAAGAAAATAAAAAAGATTGGGCGTTATCTAATAAATGTGTTGGATTTAACGTGGATATTGGTATAAGGAACCAAAACATTTTCCATACATTTTCAGTATCACAGGATTCGGGTAAGGCAACATCTGAGTCTATCAACACCCAATTAAATATGGTTGACCAAGCAAATGGAAGAAATACTGCAACACAGAATGTTGGTCTATATAACTTATATAAGAATAGGTCATATCAATGCACAGTATCATCATTAGGTAATGCGTTACTTCAACCTACAATGTATTTTAACTTACGACACGTTCCGATGTTTAACGGACCATATATGATATTACAGGTTGACCATGCAATCACACCTGGTAACTTTCAAACTACTTTTACAGGGATTAGACAAGGAATATTTGATTTACCGTCGATAGATAATTTCTTACAGCAGATTAATCAAAACTTACTTACACGATTACAAGAATTAATTAAAGTAAGAAAGGATGACCCGGCAATTTCGGCAACTACCGACAATCAAAAAAGTGCGGATATTACAAATCAAGATGTTAATACAAAAGCGGAACAAAATAGTTGCACCGCTAAACTTAATCCTTATTATGCAAGTCAACAATATGATAGGGCTTATGTTGCTAAAGATGCCACCCTCACAACTATAACACCAAAACAACTTTCGGATGTATTACTTGCTAAAATACCTAACAATGAAAATTTAAGGTCCATAATTTATACTTTATGTTATCTCAAAACATTTGAAAAGGATAAATTTAACGCATTCGATAATAACTTTGTAACTTTAACGTTAACTGAAAATTTAAGTCCAAGTGATTCATTATTCTTGAGAACATATTCTTGTGTTAATACAAGTGAAAATAAATCTGAACCAATTGCTAATTTCGAGTCATTAGATAAGTTCGTTGACTTTATGATTTCAAGATTAACACCGAATGTTAATTTAATTCTACAAGTTGGATTATTACAATATTATGTTTGTAGTTGGCCTAAGACTAACGTTAGTTCAGATTATTTCTTATCGAATATTAGTCAATACGACAAAATAAAGGAGAAACTATATGAAGGTGTTAAATCCGCAGTTTCGGTTGGAGTAATTACTGAGTTAGAGGGTAAAACAATAGGATTAACAATCCAACTTTCAGAAAAAAAGGCACCAAATAAACCGGGAGTAACACCAACGCCAAGTCCAAATCCGGTTGATATTTGTCCGCCACCATTGATAAGTTCTATTAGTCCACTAACAGGAATTACAGGAATAATTGTTCAAATTAACGGTAGAAATCTATTATCGACATCAGGAATCACATATAACAATATAGAAGTGGAGTTTAAAACTATTACAGTTTACAATGATGAAACAGTAAGATTCTCGATACCTGCTACGGTTCAACCATTACCACAAACTGGTAAAGTAAAAGTTAGGACAAAGTTTGGTAATGCAACCTCCACCCAAGATTTCACGCAATATTAATGAATTTAACAATAAATCGTATATTTATAATAAAAGAATAATTATGGATTTAAAATCTAATTTAGACAGTTATCTCGGAAAGAGAGGAAGATATTCCACTGAAGATAACGGAGATGGAACAAAACAAGTTTGTGATTTAGATACAGGTGATTGTTACACTATTAGAGAAAGAGACGGGTTAATCGAAAGAGCAGGACACCAAGTTACTTTGAATAGAAAAGTTAGAGTCGAAACCTCAAAAGGTATAAAACAATTATTAAACGGATAAAAATGGCTTTAGATAAGAAAATAATTCAAGAAATAAAAAGATATCATAATATCAATAATTACATTTTAGAACAAGCGGAAGAACTACCGGCAGACCTTCCCGCTGATTTGGGAGCAGTTGCACCTCCAGAAGGTGGAACAACACCCCCACCACCAGCGGCACCTGCACCTCCAGCCGCTCCAGCAGGACCTGAAGTCATTGATGTTGAAACTGATGATGAAGTTGAAAAAATCGATGACAAAGGAGATTCTGAAGAAAAAGGTGGAGAAACGGAAGAATTGGAAATAACTGATTTGGTAGATTCTCAAAAAACTATTGAAACAAAACAAGAAGAATATTTTGACAACCTATTCGCCCAACTTTCAAATCTTGAATCCAAATTACAAGATATGGATTTAGTTGTTCAAAAACTTAATTCACTTGAAGCAAAAATTGAAAAATACAGAGAAAAAACTCCTCAAGAAAAACTTGAGTTAAGGACTTACGATTCTTATCCATTTAATCAAAAGTTAACTGATTTTTTTGAAGATAAAAAAGATGAGATGGAAAAGACAGGAAAACATGATTACGTTTTAACATCAGATGACGTTAAGGATATTAATGTAAACGATATCAAAGGTTCATTTTTCCCTGGTTTAGATAAGAAATTTTAAAATAATCAATCAATCTATACTTTTAAAACTTGGGGTCTCAAATTGAAACCTCAAGTTTTTTTATTTGACATAATCAGAAATGAATGTTATCTTTGAAACATTATAAAACCTTTAAATTATTAATTAATGAACGCTTTAGAAGCCGTATTGGCACAGTATGAAAAAAATCAGTTAGGGGGTTCCCAATCGAAAATGTCGCAAGACGAAAGAATGAAAAAGTATTTTGCTCTAATCCTGAGTGATAAAGAAAAATCAGGACAAAGAAGAATTAGAATTTTACCTACACTTGACGGGTCTTCTCCATTTAAAGAGGCTTGGTATCACGAAATCCAAGTTGGTGGACAATGGCAGAAATTCTACGACCCAGGAAAAAATGACAATGAACGGTCACCGTTGAATGAAGTTTATGAAGAACTTATGGCAACAGGTAAAGAATCAGATAAAGAACTTGCAAAGCAATATAAGGCGAGAAAGTTTTATATTGTTAAAGTTATAGATAGAGACAATCCTGAGGATGGACCAAAGTTTTGGAGGTTCAAGCATAACTACAAGAATGAAGGTATCCTCGACAAGATTATTCCAATCTGGAGGAACAAAGGAGACATCACCGACCCTGAGACTGGCCGAGACCTTTTAATCGACCTGGCGAAGTCTAAGACCCCTAAGGGTAAAGAATATACAACAGTTGCGGCCATAATGTATGATGACCCGACACCTGTTCACACAGACCCAGCACAAGCCAAAGAATGGATTAACGATTCTATGAGTTGGACTGATGTTTATTCCAAGAAGCCAGTTGAATATTTGGAAGCAATTGCAAGAGGTGAAACACCAAGATGGGATAGTGAGAAAGGTGGTTATGTTTATGGTGACGCTACAACTTCCGAAGAAACATTCGGTGGAGCCAAATCATCTTATTCTGACCCACAGGCAGACCTTGAACCTGACAACGACTTACCTTTTTAATCACTTATAAAACAAATTACAATTATGGCTAATCCTTGTTGGAATGTAATTACATTTACCGCTTCAGAAGAAGCGCTTACTTGGTTGGAAACTGAACTTAAAAGACTTGAGGGTCTTTATGATAATGGAGGTGATCCAGCTCACGCTTTGGCAGTTTATGAACTTTTTGCAAATGAAGAAAGATTTGGCTCCGATGGTTTGGGTGCTAGATATGTAAAAGTTTTCAGATTTGATAACTTCGGAGATTATCTAACTATGGAGTGTGAAAGTGCTTGGCATTGTCCTACAAAGATGATTGAGAATATCGTTGAACTTTTACAGGAAAAATCTGGTGATACTACCGTTGTTGCCGATGGTCATTACTATGAAGAGGGAGTTGGATTCGCAGGTATTTTCAGATGTGATAAGGAAAACGGATACAGAAACGATGAAACCAACCTTCCTGAATACGATGAGTTTGAAGATGATTTTGATTTTGAAGAGGATGTTCTTCGTCCTACTTTGAATGAATTGAGTGTGGATTAAATAAATTACTTGGAGACACCTTTTTGGTGTCTCCTTTTTTAACATAAAATAATATGGCAATTAAAAAAAATGATTTTTCGTCAATAAAGAAGAAGTTTTCTACTTCCGCAAAATATAAACCACAACGATTCTTTGACTTGGGTTCTGAGTTCTTGGATGCTGTTGGATTACCTGGTCCTGCCATCGGTCACCTAAATATGTTTTTGGGTCACTCAGATACAGGTAAAACAACTGCTGCAATCAAGACAGCCGTGTCTGCTCAAAAGATGGGAATACTTCCTGTGTTCATAATCACCGAACAGAAATGGAGTTTTGAACATGCCAAATTGATGGGTCTTGAGTGCCAAGAAGTGGTGGATGAAGAAACAGGAGAACTGGATTGGGATGGGTTCTATATGTTTAATAATAACTTTAGTTATATTGAACAAATCACCGACTACATAAATGAATTATTGGATGCCCAAGAGAAGGGGGAGATAGAATATGATTTGTGTTTCATCTGGGATTCGGTTGGATCCATACCTTGTAAAATGACATATGAAGGCAAGGGGGGCAAACAACATAATGCTGCCGCATTGGCGGATAAAATAGGTATGGGTATAAATCAAAGAATTTCAGGTTCTAGAAAGGCGGATTCTAAATATGAAAATACCTTAATTATTTTGAACCAACCATGGGTTGAGTTACCTGAGAACCCTTTCTCACAACCCAAGATTAAACCCAAAGGAGGGGAGGCAATTTATCTTAATAGTTCGTTGATATTTTTATTTGGAAACCAAAAAGGTTCTGGAACTACTAAAATAACTGCAACAAAAGATAAAAGGACTGTTAAATTTGCATCTAGAACTAAAATATCTGTTCTTAAAAATCACATAAATGGATTGGGATATGAGGATGGTAAAATAATAGTAACTCCGCACGGATTTCTTTCTGGAAAAGATACTGCAGAAGAAAAGTCGTCCATAGAAAAATACAAAAAAGAGTATTCTGAATATTGGAAAAATATAATTGGTACCGATAGTGATTTTACTCTTAAAGAAGAAACATCTGAAGAATAAAAAAAATACGTATATTCACACTTTTTTAATATATTAAGATATTTATTTACATATGGGAAGAATAAAAAAAACAGAAGATGAAAAAAAAACAAAAGTTTCGGTCGCATTAGACAGAGAACTTTTAGAATATTATAGAAATCTTCATATAAATTTATCTTCCCTAGTAAATAAACTTCTGAATGATTATAGGGAAAATGTGCACAAAAATTTGTAGTAAGTGTGGTGTAGAAAAAAATGTTTGTGACTTTGGTAAGTCAAAAACCTCTAAAGATGGATTATTGTATTGTTGTAAGGAGTGTAATAATTTAAGAGGTAAGAAGTATAGGGAGGAAAATTATGATAAAGTTTTATCTACTCAAAGGAAATGGAGGAAAGAAAACCCGGAATGGGTTGATAGAAGAAGACGTAAATATTATTTCAATAATATTGAATTTTATAAAAATTTTAATAAAGAATGGATAAAACAAAACCCCGAAAAAAGAAAGGAATATAGAGAAAATTACAAACCTAGAAAAATAGAAAGACATAAAGAGAGAAGAGAAAATGATATTATATTTAATTTAGTTAATAGATTAAGAGGTAGATTATACAAGTATCTTAAAGTAAATCAAATTAGAAAGACTAATAAGACATTTGAAATGGTTGGTTGTAGTCCTGAATTTTTGAAAGAACATTTAGAAAAACAATTTGTTGATGGTATGAGTTGGGAGAACAGAAATGAATGGCATATTGACCACATAATTCCATTATCTTCAGCAAAAACTGAGGAGGAATTGTTGAAATTATGTCATTACACTAATCTCCAACCTTTATGGGCTGAAGATAATATAAAGAAGAGTAACAAAATTTTATAACCTATAAAAAACAATAATGACCAAAACTCTTTTGGTTGACGGTGACAATCTTTTTAAGATTGGATTCCACGGTGTAAAAGACCTTTTTAGTAATGGAGACCACTTGGGTGGAATCTATTATGTAATCAATACAATTAGAAAATTCTTGGAAGACCACAATCACGATAAGGTTGTGGTCTTTTGGGATGCTGAATACAACTCATCAATTCGGAAAGGTATTTATCCCCAATATAAGGAGAACCGTCGTGAGACGATGAACGAATACAAGTATGAGTCGTATTTGACTCAGAAGTCTAGAATTAAACAATATTTAGAGGAGATGTTTGTTCGTCAGGCGGAGATGGTCAATAACGAGGCGGATGATTTGATTGCGTATTATTGTAAAATTGCGACTGACGAGGAGATTATCATATTCTCGGCGGATAAGGATTTGACTCAACTTATTTGTGATAGGGTGACCATATATTCTCCGATTACGAAGGATTATTATAAGAATGGGGATAAGATTAAAATCAATAAAGTTGATATTCCCCATTATAATGTGTTACTTTGCAAAATCTTGGTGGGGGATAAATCGGATAATATTGATGGAATTATGGGGTTGGGAGAAAAAACTTTGGTCAATTTATTCCCTGATATGCAGGATAAATCATGCACAATAGAAGAAATAATGGATAATGCACGAGAAATCAGTCAAAAGAAAAAATCAAAAGTGTTGGAGAATCTTTTGACTGGTAAGACAAAAAGTGGTATTATTGGAGAAGAATTTTTTATCACAAACAAAAAAATTGTAGATTTGTCTAACCCACTCATTACAGACGATGGAATAGAACTGATTAAACAGATTCATGGAGACTCATTAGACCCAACAGACAGGGGTTACAAGAACCTGATGAGAATGATGATGGAAGATGGAATGTTTAACTTTCTGCCGAAGGATGATGATGCGTGGGTTAATTTTATGAAACCTTTTACAAAACTTATTAGAAAAGAAAAAAGAAAATTTAATTAAAATGAAAGAACAAGACAGCACGAAGATGGAGTTGCTCCTAACGTTGAATGACAACATTGTGGTTCAGAGATTTTTTGGTGTTAGAGGGTATAACCCCAACGCAAAAAATTCGGTCGATTTGTATGAATTTGTCCGAAACTTCAAAGACCAAATGCAGTATTATCTCAAAATGAAAACCGTTACTTACATGTTGGATAATGCCGATTCGATTATGTATGACCCATCCATCATGGAAACATCTTTTACAGATGGACCTGAAATCTTCAACATTTATATCAAAGTTGGGGACGAAATTCTAACTCATAGGGCTTTTGACGGCAAAGCATTCCCTCCAAAAGTGAGATACACCGTCGATGTTAGACCATTCCTCAAAGAGGTGATGAGAGAATTGACAGAAATTTTTTCTTCCAAAAATTTATCTTACCAGTATTTGAACTTTGACCTGAGCAAGTAAGTATTTACTAATACAATCAACCCCAAATTTAATGAATAAAAATTTTGATTACTTAGGAAATACGTTCCAGATTCAACTATTAAACCAAGTTATAGTTGATAAGGACTTTGCCCAATCAATTATGGGGGTTATTGAGAGCTCTTATTTTGACAACAAATACTTCAAGATTATCATTCAGATGATTAAGGAGTATTATAAAAAATACCAATCCACACCGAACTTTGAGACGCTTGACCAGATTGTGAAATCTGAAATATCTCAGGAGTTAATATCAAAGATTGTGATTGACACTCTTGGACAGATAAAGAATGCTCCTGATGAGGGTTCCATGTTTGTTCAGGAGAAAGCCTTGAAATTCTGTAAGCAACAGGAGTTGCAAAAGGCTATGGATAGGGCAAACAAAATCATATCGGAGGGTGACTTTGAATCGTATGATAAGGTCGAGGGATTGGTTAGGACAGCGTTACAAGTTGGAGAGGTAGATAAGGGAACGACTGATATTTTTGCGGGTTTGGATACGGTTTTGGAGGAAGATTATCGACATCCAGTTCCTATGGGTATTCCTGGTATTGATAGGTTGCTGAAGGGGGGACTTGCCAAAGGTGAGATTGGGGTTATTCTTGCTCCGACTGGAGTTGGAAAATCAACGATATTAACCAAGATTGCAAATACCGCTTTTAATATGGGTTATAATGTTTTGCAGATATTCTTTGAGGACAACCCAAAGATTATTCAAAGGAAACATTTTACAATATGGACTGGTATTGCTCCCGATGACCTTGCCAATCATAAGGATGAAGTTTTATCCAAAATCACGGAGATTAAGGAGACCATGAAAAACAAACTCATTCTTAAAAAATTGGCTTCAGATTCCGTAACTATGCAACAAATTAAAAATCAGGTTCGGAAGATGATTGCTGATGGTGATAAGATTGATATGATATTATTGGATTATATTGATTGTGTTTTGCCGGATATTGCTCAGGATGAGTGGAAGGCTGAAGGTTCGGTGATGAGGGGGTTTGAAGCTATGTGTCACGAACTTGATTTGGTGGGTTGGACGGCAACACAAGGAAATAGAAGTTCAATATCATCTGAAGTTGTAACGACAGACCAAATGGGAGGTTCAATTAAAAAGGCTCAGGTTGGTCACGTAATTATTACGGTGGCAAAGACATTGCAACAAAAAGAAATGAACTTGGCAACAATTGCGATTACCAAATCCCGATTGGGAAAAGATGGTGTCGTGTTTGAAAATTGCAAATTCAATAATGAATTTTTGGAAATAGATACAGAAAGTTCCGTTACGTTCTTAGGTTTTGAAGAACAACAAGAGGAACGAAAACGAGATAGAGTTAAAGAATTATTAGAAAAAAGAAAACAAAGACAAGAAAATCAAATTTAATTATTATGACACAAGAAAAAATTTTACAGGACAATCCTGGCCGTTTCGTTATTTTCCCGATTCAGTATGACGATATTTGGGAATTTTATAAGACACATCAAGCCGCGTTTTGGACCGCAGAAGAAGTCGATTTGTCTGGTGACATTCGAGATTGGGAAAAATTATCAGATAATGAAAAGTATTTCATTAAGAATGTATTATCATTTTTTGCAGCTTCTGACGGTATTGTTAATGAAAACTTGGCTGAGAATTTCGTAAAAGAAGTTCAATATCCTGAAGCAAAGTTCTTTTATGGATTCCAACTTATGATGGAGAACATCCATTCACTTATGTATTCTTTGTTGATTGACACTTATGTGTCTGACCCGAAGGAAAAAGATGAATGTTTCCATGCTATTGATAGATTGCCTGCAGTTCAGAAGAAGGCAACTTGGGCATTGAATTGGATTAAGAATAGCACGTTTCAGGAGAGACTGGTTGCATTTGCGGCGGTCGAAGGTATATTCTTCTCAGGTTCATTCTGTTCTATCTTCTGGTTGAAATCAAGAGGTATTATGCAAGGGTTGTGTAACGCGAACTCTTTGATATTCAAGGATGAGAATCTACATACAGATTTTGCGATTCATTTGTTAAACAATCACATCGAAAATCGACCAAGTGATGATAGAATAAAAGAAATTCTTTTGTCCGCTTTGGAGATTGAAAAAGAGTTTATTACAGAATCTCTACCAGTTTCTATGATTGGAATGAACTCCAATTTGATGAAACAATATTTGGAATTTATTACTGACCAACTTTTGGTAAAATTAAATTGTAAGAAAGTATTTAACGTTGAACAACCATTTAAATTTATGGAACAAATTGCGGTTGAAACGAAGGGTAATTTCTTTGAATCAAGAACAATTGAATACCAAAAGGCTAAATTGGGTGAATCATTAACTTTTACAGAAGATTTTTAATATATGATGTCCTTAAAGATTAAGAAAAGAGACGGTGAGGAGGTTTCATTCAACCCTCAAAAGATTTATAACAGAATAAAGAGAGCCTCAAAAGGTTTGAATGTAAATTCGGATGAAATTTTTATTAAGGTAATAACATCAGTCCCAACCGAAGGATTTGTTTCCACCAAAGAATTGGATAAATTAATTTCAGAAATATCCGCCTCCTATACTGGTAGTCATCACGACTACTCGAGACTTGCCGCAAGTATTGCGGTTACTTCTCACCAAAAAGAAACTAACGAAAGTTTTAGTGAGACGATGATGATGTTGAATGAACAAGGAATCGTCAATGACAAACTTATTGAGTTGATTAAAATGTGGGGGGAGAAAGAAATTGATGCTGCGTTAGTTCATGAAAATGATTTCACTTTTGATTATTTTGGATGGAGGTCATTATATGAAATGTATTTGCTCAGAGATAATAACGGTGTTGTGGTTGAAAGACCACAACACATGTATATGAGAGTTGCCCTTTGGGTTACAGATTCTTTTGAGGAAGCATTGGAATATTATAAGTCATTATCAAACCAGTTAATATCAAAGGCTACTCCGATAATGATTAACTCAGGAACAAAGATTCCACAACTTGCATCTTGTGTTCTACATTATAATGATGAAGATTCAAGAGATGGTTTGTTGAACAGTTTGAGAGATATTTCAACATATTCTGCGGATGCTGCTGGTATTGGACTTTCAGTTTCAAACATCAGAAGTAAAGAAAGTAGAATTAAAACATCAGGTGGATATGCCGGTGGTGTTTTGAAATATTTGAAAATTGTTAATGAATCTCTCAGATTCTTTAATCAACAAGGAAGAAGACCTGGAAGTGCGGCCATTTATATGGAACCTTGGCACAAGGACATTTTTGACTTGTTGGATATTAAGAAGAACACAGGTGCTGAAGAATTGAGAGCGAGAGATTTATTTACCTCAATTTGGATTCCTGACAACTTTATGAGAGCGGTTAAAAACGATACAGACTGGTATTTGTTCTGTCCAAATGACATTAAGAATGCTGGATTGAAACCACTTCAAGATTGTTATGGTGAAGAATATGAAGCGGTATATGAGCAAGCGGTTCAATTAGGAATCGGTAAGAAAGTGAAAGCCCAAACTGTTTGGAATAAGATTGTTGAATCTCAAATTGAGACTGGTGTTCCATACCTTTGTTCAAAGGATAATGCAAATAAGAAAACCAACCATCAAAATATTGGTGTGATTAAACAATCAAATCTTTGTAATGAGATTTATCAATATACTGATGAAACAACCACGGCCATTTGCACCCTCTCATCTATGGTTTTGAAAAACTACGTTAAGCCGAATGGTAAATTTGATTTTGAATTGTTACATAATGAAACAAGAAAAGTCGTCCGTTCGTTGAACAAAGTGATTGACATCAATTCTTACTCAACCCAAAAAGGGAAAAAAGGAGGATTGGAACAACGAGCAATTGCAATCGGAGTTCAAGGTCTTGCAGATGTGTTCTATTTGATGGATTATGTTTTTACCTCCGAAGATGCGAGAAAACTCAATAAAAACATCTTTGAAACAATCTATCACGGAGCCATCACAGAAAGTATGGAGTTGTGTAAGTCAGGGAAATACGAACCTTATAAGTTTTTCAAAGGGTCTCCGATGTCAAAAGGAATATTCCAATTTGATATGTGGGGTGTAAATCAAGATGAACTTATATATGATTGGGAAAGTTTGAAAGAAGATGTGACGAAATATGGTATATGTAATTCATTATTTACGGCACAAATGCCCGTGGCTTCTTCTGCAAAAATCACAGGTAGTTTTGAAATGACAGAACCAGCACACTCTGCCTTATTTAATAGACGAGTAGTTGGAGGTGAAATTCTAATCGTGAATAAGTATTTGATTTATGATTTGGAAAAGTTGGGATTGTGGAATGAGGACCTAAAGAATGAAATTATTATGAATGATGGTTCAATTCAAAACATTAACTTCAACAATTATTTGGATTCTGAAGATAAGAATTACAATAAAAAAGTTGATAGACTTGAACACATACTTCCAAAATATAGGACGATTTGGGAAATCTCTCAAAGAGATTTGATTGATATGGCGGCTGATAGGGCACCATTTATAGACCAATCACAATCTATGAATATCTATATGGCGAATCCTACTCTATCCAAAATAACATCTTCACACTTCCACGGCTGGCAAAAAGGTTTGAAGACATTATGTTATTATGTTAGAACAAGGGCAGTATCAACAGGTGCTAAACATTTGGCTTTGGATATATCACAGGTTAAAAACAAACCAAATCAATATATTAATAAAGTTGAACCTTCAGAGACTGTTCAAAAACCGGAAGAATCTCCATTTGAATGTTTTGGGTGTAGTTCTTAATGATAATAAAACTTAAATTATTCGATAATCACGACAGAATCACGACATTCTGTCGTGATTTTCTTTTTGTGTGTATTTATATTATAAAATAAACTATGGCTGCAGGTAGAACATATGGTATTAATTTCCCATTTAGAGATTCAACTCAAGGGGATTATTTACAACTTACTGAGACTCAAGCGGCGGAAATAAAGGCGGATTTGATTCATTTACTTTTAACTCGTAAAGGTTCTAGATATTATTTACCTGATTTTGGTACTAGGTTATATGAGTTTTTATTTGAACCATTTGACGGACTAACATTTAGTGCTATTGAATCGGACATTAGAGATGCGGTTGAGAAATATTTACCAAATTTATTATTAAATAGTATTACGATTTCACCGGCAGATACAACTGTTGAATCAGATAGTCAAAATAAAGAAAATATTGCAGGACCTAGTGATATAAGTATTTACAGATTTCCGGGAAAAGGAACATCTGAATATACTGCAAAAATAAAAATAGATTATTCCACTAGCAATAGCACCTTCGCTCAAAGCGATTTTGTGATTATAAATATATAAAGTTTATGGCAAATAGAAGTATTTCATATACAACGAGAGATTATCAAGCAATCAGAACTGAGCTTGTAAATTATGTAAGAACCTATTATCCTGAATTGATTCAGGATTTTAATGATGCTTCTGTTTTCTCTGTTTTTTTAGATTTAAATGCGGCAGTTGCGGATAACTTACACTATCACATTGATAGAAGTATTCAAGAAACAGTTCTTCAATATGCACAACAAAAATCATCGGTATATAACATAGCAAGAACATATGGTTTAAAAATACCAGGACAACGACCATCTGTTGCTTTGGTTGATTTTTCTATCACAGTTCCTGCGTTCGGAGATAAAGAAGATGAGAGGTATTTGGGTGTTTTGGCAAGAGGTTCACAAGTTGTTGGAGCGGGTATTGTTTTTGAAAATGTAACTGATATCGATTTTGCATCACCTTATAATTCACAAGGATTTCCTAATAGATTAAAGATTCCAAACTTTAATGGTAATGGTGTTTTAGTTAATTATACAATTACTAAACGAGAAGTTGTTGTAAATGGTATTACAAAAGTTTTCAAAAAGGTAATAACACCTAATGATGTTAGACCTTTTTATGAATTATTTTTACCTGAAAAAAATGTTCTTGGTATAACTAGTGTGTTATTGAAAAGTGGAACTGATTATACCAATATACCTACTGTTGCAGAATTTCTTGGTGCTCAAAACAGATGGTATGAGGTTGATGCACTTGCTGAAGATAGAATATTTGTGGAGGACCCGACAAAAGTTTCCGACCAACCAGGAATAAAAGTTGGAAGGTATATTCAAACTCAAAATAGATTTATAAGTGAATTTACACCTGAAGGATTTAAAAAGATGACTTTTGGTGGTGGAACAAATACCGCACAAGATGCGTTAAACCAATTTACAACATTGGGGGTTACTTTAGACCTACAAAGATATTCTAATAACTTTTCTTTAGGTTCCACATTAACACCAAACTCTACTTTGTTTGTTCAATATAGAGTTGGAGGAGGATTGGCATCAAATCTTGGAACTAATGTAATTAATTCAATCGGAACTATTTCTTTCTTTGTGAACGGACCTTCGGAGTTAACAAACTCTTCAGTGGTAAATTCTTTGAGATGTAATAACGTAACTGCGGCAATTGGAGGAGCAGGAGTTCCTTCATTGGAAGAAGTTAGAAATTATGTCTCTTTCAATTTTGCAGCACAAAAAAGAGCGGTTACAGTTCAAGATTACGAAGCATTATTGAGAACTATGCCGTCAGAATTTGGTGCACCTGCAAAAGTGTCAATAACTGAAAACAATAATAAGATAATCATTCAAATGTTGTCCTATGATACATCAGGTAGATTGACACCAATAATCTCAAATACTCTAAAACAAAACGTTGCAACATACTTATCTAACTATCGTATGTTGAATGATTATATTTCAATTATTTCAGCAGATGTGATAGATTTGAGTTTTGAAATTTCAATTGTATTGGATTCGGCACAAAATTCAGGACAAGTAATTGCTAGTGTAATTGATAGGGTTTCAACCTATATGGATCCGGCAAATAGACAGTTAGGTCAAAATGTTAATTTATCGGAATTGAAGAGTATTGTTCAAAATCAAAATGGAGTTCTTAGTGTTGCTGGATTGAACATATATAATAATGTTGGAGGACAATATTCATCCGCAGAAACTTCTATGGAATATTCAAATCCTGAAACAAGACAGATACAACCAGTTGATGATACAATATTCGCTCAACCATCACAAGTTTATCAGATTAGATATCCATCTAAAGATATTAAAATATCTGTTAAGAATTTCCAATCAATAACATTTACATAATTTCATCGTTAAATTCACTTACAAATAGTTTGAATTATTATTACTTGGTGTAACTTGAAAAAGTTTGCCTAAACTATTTATAAATTAAAGTATATAATGGGTGATTCTTATA